TTAGCCATCATAGACCCGCCATTTTTTTTAGGCTCCCTGATCCCTGACATAACACCCTCTTTGATAGGGCCGCCGTATCTAAACATTGGTCTATTTAATGGCTTCATAATTAATTACCCAAACATTTTACCAAACAATCCACCTAACCCTACAGCTGTACCTAATGCTGTTTGGAATGGACTTGTCTGACCCGGTTGTTGGTATTGTGATCCTGATACACCACCTAATAATCCTGTTAGTGAATTACCATACTGTGATAATCTTCCGTAAGGTTCGTAAGCAGTAGTTTGATCAAGTTGTTGTTGTGCAGATAAATTTGCTTGATTAAACCCTTGACGTATTCCTCCAAGAGAACCTAGTGCAGAAACGTCTTGACCCAGACCCGTTCTACCAAAGTCTGATAAACCAAACACTTGATTCATTTGATTTCCGTATGCACCAGCCAACCCTTGTTGTGCTGCACCCATCTGTCCTTGTTGACTAAATAAATTTGATTGCATGCCACCTAAACCTTGTTGCATACCAAATAAATTACCTTGGTTTTGAAAATTTTGTTGTGCTAATTGATTTGCTTGACCAAATCCTTGTTGTAACAAGGATCCTTGTAATGCTGCTCTGTCTGCTAATCTATCTGAATCGTACTGACCTAACATAGCACCTTCTCTGCCACCACCAAAGTTACCCATAGCAACAGCTTGATCTTTAATTGCTTGCGAACCTGCTGCACCTTGTTTGTCATACTCAGCTAAAGTTGCATCAATAACTTGTGATTGATATGGAGACATGAAAGGTTGGTAGGCTTGTGGTCCTGTCATACCGGCTGCACCTTGTGCAATGTTACCTGCAGCTGTAGCTGCTTGTCCGCCAGCAGTTTGATAAGCACCTAGTCCACCAATAGCTTGTGCTGATTGTCCCAGAGCCCCGGCCCCTAAAGCCTGTGCTCCGGTAGCTGCTTGTAAATATGGTTGATAAGAACCTACACCTTGTTGTGCAAGATTAATTGCTTGTGTTTGTAATGGATCTTCACCAGCAACGTATTGCTGGCCCATAAATTTTGATGGATCTAGCTCGGCTGAATATGTGGCTTTCGCCTGATCTGCGTAGTCTTTTACTGCTGGTTCTAAATAATCTTGTACCGACATTATATTACCCTCGATTGTAACATTTGTTGTTGATCATACATTGCTTGTGCACCTTCTAAACCTTGTGATTCTTCAGAAACTTCACCGCCCTGCTCTAAGTTGTTCATTAAATTTTCCATTACTTCAGCGCCTTTATCTATATCGCCGCCTCCTGCATTTCTAACAGCATCTGCTGTAAATACAAACTCATTTTTAGATAGTCTAGCGGGTACATCGTCAGCTCTTTCTTTGCCACCCATTGCTACAAAACCACCTTCGTTTCTATAATCTTTTTCCATGCCACCCATGTCAATCATTTCTGATGCTTCATCAGTCGCCATGATCCCACCTTCTTGTTTACCTATTCTTCCGCCATTAGCTTTTGCTTCACCCATTATTGTTTTTAATAAATTTTCTCTTTCAGAGTTTGATTTTAAATTAAAATAAAGTTGTTTAAAACTTTCAGGTAGTTGGCTTAAAATATCTATAACATTTCCTGGAAGATCTAAAATACTTTGACCAGTGCCTTTTAATTGTTCTCCTATATCTATTTCTGCTATGTCTCCAAAAACAGTTTTACCTGAATAACCAGGTCTTGAACCATCACCACTAGGACCCACTAGTTGTCCACCTGCGTAACCTATTCTACCACCATCAGCTGCCATCATAACCGGTTGTGGTTGTTCCATACCTGCACCTTCTGGTTGTTGCTGTGATTGCATGACTGCTTTTACAAATTGTTCAAAAGATAAATTACCACCTTTGTTTTTGTACTTAACATATTCCATCATTAACATTTGTTCGGCTTGTGCTTCTCCTGCACCACCCCCCATGTTTAAAAATGTTTTTGGCTGTCTTCTAGACAGGCCCGCACCTGATCTAATGTATTCTTCTTCATCGTCTTCATCTACTAACATGCCGTCAGCATAACCTGCACGACCACCATCAGCTGCATAAAAATTTTGCATCACATATTTTTTTTGTGGCATAAAATCTAAACCAGCGCCTGCATCACCTGCACCGCTGTAATAATTTCTTGCACGTTGAACTTGGTATCTTGGATCCATAACATCTACTTCTTCCTCTTCATCATCACCACCCATTAAAAATGGGGCGGCTAAGGACGCTGCACCTAAACCTGTAAATGCTGCTCTACCTAAATTAAACTTACCATCTTTAGCTACTAAACCAGCTAAAGGTCCATCAAAAGCAAATTTACCACCTTGCATACTACCTAAACCTAATCTTGATCCCAGTGTACCAAATTTAAATCCTCCAGCACCTAAGCCTCCGCCTAACATATAACCACCACCAGCTAGTAAAGCTAGTTTACCTATAGGACTTTTAACAACTTTCTTTACAGCACGTTTAGCTTTCTTAACAAGTTTACCTAAGAAATAACCTTGTCTAGGATCCTGTAAAGAACCTAGTCCGCCCTGTATCTGTTGTGGTTGTTGCATGTTAGATATTGCCATAAATTTACCTTAATTCCTATGTTTACTTGGTTTTACTAAACAAATCAAGAGGCGGCATGATAACTTTTACATCCTGTGCCATCTCTTCTGGTTTATAACCCTTAGCTTCCCAGTCTTTTCTTTCCTTAAAAACCTCACCTGTTTCCTTGTGTCTGTAAGTCTCTTCTACTGTTGCTAAATATGTATCCATTAGTCCGTTTTCTCCTTTAATATATTTAAATAACTTATCGCTACATCAAACGAATCTGTTGTGCTAGATTGTACTGTAAATGATGTACCCCCTACTACAATCATTGGCTGGGTTAATAATTCTAATGTTGTGTTTGCTGTTAATTGTGCTGATTTAATTGCTGTGATACTGTTGTTTGTAACAGTCACTGTTGGTGTACCAGCAGATGTAACAAGTAATGATTTAATTATGTATGTTTCATTGACTGTAGGATTGTTAGCTCCAAATGGAACAAGAGCGCTTCCTGCTGTGCTGTTGTCTATTCCTACAAATAAATATTGGTTTACTACTGCCATTATTCTAAAAAGAAACTTTTAGCTTCTATCTCCTGCTTAACTTCATCTTGGAAAGATGAGTTTAATTTTGTAATTACTGCATCCAAATCCCTAACTAACGATTGTAGGTTAGTTTGATTGTATTCTGGTTCGGCTCTAGTTAATGATTGTACAATTTTTGCCATTTAATCCTCCCAACCATCAACCATACCTTCTGATTGTCCAAAATCATCTGGTGTAGTAGCATCACTTCTTTCTCTAGCTCTATCAATAGCTCTATCTATATCACCGCCTCCAGTATAATCAGCATCAGATACCCCTTGTGTAATACCATAATCAGTAGTTCCTTTATTTTCTGCTCCCATTATATCGGTAAAACCAGTTTGATTTTTAATATCTTCTAGTTCTTTTAAACCTTTTTTATCATAATTATATCTTATTAAATTTAATTTATGCATCTTGGCTGCATGTTCTCTTTGTGCTTTAGTGCCTCCTGTAAAACCAAAGATACCTTCGTCATCCTCTTCTAGCTTTAAGTTTCCATATTTATTTGTAAAACCTGTTGACTTAAATAGGTCATCTAATTTTTGAACATCTTTTGCTTGTTTTTTTGAATATTTACCATAACCAGAAATAACGTTTCTTCCAAATATATCTTTTTGTAGACCGCTATTATTATCTCCAAACACAGTTGGACCAGTATAACCCATTTTAGATTGTGTGTATATTTGTTCAGGCATTGTAAATTTATCATGGTAAGAACTTGGAAGAATTCTAGATAAAATACCACTTAATCCAAACATATTTTTTCTAACGTCTAAAGGATTATCCACAGGATAATTTCCAATACTTGTTTCGTCTGCTGCATACTCTGCCATAGCGTTCTGTATTTCCGGTCCTGTCATATTATTATTTATGGGCATTTGTCCAAAGCTAGGACCTAACTCATTCATGTTATACGCAGTTGAATCTCGCATCATTTGATCTACAGAACGTTGTCTACCCATTCCAAATTTTGCTAAAAAATCTGAAAACTTGTTTGGGTTTTCTAATCTCTTCTGTCTTGCAGCAAGTGAATCATTGAACCCCATCATCAGATCCGAATAAGGTGTTGAAGCATTATTAAAGGAATTGGTATTAACAATACCGCCACTGCCACTGCCACCGTCACCGTCACCGTCATCGGTTGTTGGTAATACAAAAGGATTCCGTAAAAATTCTTGCCTTGGAATATATTTAAAACCTGCGTCTCGTATCTCCTGGTCTGTAGCCATTACCTTCTTCCTCCTGGGTGTATATCTAATCTAAACGTACCTAGTTTCCAATCTTCACCAGCTGTTGTATTAGCAACTTCTAATGCAATTTGTCTAGCTCTTACTCTAATATCTTTTTTAGTTGTTGAAGATGAACATGTAAAACTATTAGTAACTTCGCTACTGTTTGGGTACAGTCTTGATTTAAATTTAATTGCAGTGTTTCCTGTCTGACTAATAAAGTCTGGTATAAATCTACTAATTCTCATAATATACTCACCGTCTCCTCTAATGTCTGGCGTACCTACAGTAGCCCCCGTGTTACTTCTTTTCTGTGTAATGTCAAAATCACCAGATTTAATTGATCCAATAATAGCTGTGGTAACACCACCTGCATTAATTTGATCTGTTCCAATTTCTTGGTTGTAATATATACTAAGTCCGTCCGTATTACCAACAACATCTGATGATGCATTGTCTGAAGCGGTATAATATGTTGCATGGGGTCTGTCAAAAACTGCTGAGTCTTGCCAAGCAGCCCTGTTTAAAGTACCTGTTGTCCATATAGGACGTTTAGGTGATGAGTCTAAATAGTTATAAGTAACTACCCTGTTAATTTGATCTGATGCAGCTGTGCAATAAAACCAGCTTACTTCACCAAACAGATTATTTAATCCAGCATTAATAAGATCTCTAGATGTAGCATTTATATCATCGTAGACATGGTCTTCTACAAGACAAGGCATAGATCTTAATTGACCATCGTATTGGAAGAAACCATTTTCTGACATCCAATAAGCTGTACCGTCTACTTCTATACAAGCATTTTTACCAAACAATCCACAGTTAGTTCCCACTTGTTCAAACGAGAATGTGAATGGTTGACCAACAAATTTCATTAAAAATAATGCGGTATCGGTCCAAACATAGATAGCATCCCTACCTTTAATAGCTCCCATAATTTTAGAACCATCGGCAAGTCTTTGTGTGCCTGCAGTATTATTAGCTCTTACTGTATATGAATCAGTTTGATCAATGCTTTCTTGAGAAGAAAAACGTATAAACATATCATCTTTAGTTGTTGACGTTCCAACCGTTGTTTCTGTTCCAAAAAATACTAAGTGTCTGTCTGGTGTAGATACTAACACGTGACGTGATGCAGTCGGAGCGTTTGGTAACACTGTTGCTCTTGTTGATGTTGGGCTAGCCGCAGATGCATCCCATTTAAAACATTTACCATTGTAAATAAGAGCAATTAAGGTTGTACCATAGTTATCTAAAATCCATAATCCTGGATCAATAGTAAGGTCACTGTTGTTTGGATCTCCCCAACCAGTAAAACTAGATATGTTTTGAACCGTAGCCCCACCACTGTGTGTTGATTTTGTTGTACCATTTACACCTCTTGCACCACCAGTTAATGTATTTGTACTTGTATTATTATTTGTAAAACTTATGTCCTCACTACCTATTCTAATTTCACCTGCAGATGGAAACGCTGCTGAGTTAGAAAGAACAATAGTTGTTGTTGTGGTGTCTGTTAATGCTGTAGCTAAAGTTGTTGATGCTGCTCCTGGAGAAGTACCTGACCATAAACCTGTACCCCAACCAAGTCCCCCAAGTTGTTGTGCAGGTCCAACAGATTCATAAATTAAAACTGATGCAGATCCTGCAGTGCTTAAAGGTGTGCCTGTTTCATTAGACGCCATTGTAATAGTAAAAGTATTAGAAGTTGGGACAGACGTTACCATAAACTTAACGTCTTCAAAAGTTGCATTTGTAAACGTTGACCCACTTAATCCACCTACACTATCAAATAAAACAATGTCATCATCTGTTAAACCATGGCTTGAACCAACAGTTACTGTAACTGTTGGACTACTAGATGTACTTGTAAAGTTAGCTCCTGTAATTGTAGTTCTTATAGGATGTATGTCGTAATATGTACCACCCGAATAAACATATAAAATTCTGTTTGTGCCTATAGCTGCGTATTTAATTCCAGCATTGTCGTCCCAATGATGAACAGCTCTAGCAGCACCTGTTAAATTAGTTGAACCTAATTGTTGCCAGCCACCTATTTTTTCTGGAGAACCGTATCTAAAACGAACGTTGTCGCCGTCAAACCATTGTCCCTCGGCCCCGGTCTCTGTAACCTGTTTGTTGAACCCTGGTGCAAAACCTAATTTTTGTAACATATAACTCCATTTATGTATTCCTAATTAATGGAACACCTAACATCGGCCTTTTGTCGAACCTATTTTTTTCAGCAAAAGGACCATTTACATGGTTATAATGAAGAAACACTTGTCCGCAAGTAGTTCCTTTAAAAGGTTCTCTCCAATGCTCTAATTCACACCCACTATATACTAGCATATCGCCTACTTCAAGCAGGACTTTTGTGCCTTCTGGAGCGTTGGGTTTGTGTATATTTTTTTGTTCATCTATTATATTATCTGCACCTGTACCATCTATAAAGATAGGCCAAGGATCACCTCCTAGGTTTATGGTAGTAGATATCTCACAACTAGGTCTATCTTTATGTCTTTTTAATTCATCACCATGTTTATATAATCTAGCGTAGGAATAAGTAGGACATAAGTTTAGGCCAGTTTCTTGCTGCATTACAGGTAATACTTTGACCAACAAAGTCTCCATTACAGGATCTGCATAATGTGAGTATGTATTTGGAATTTGTTTATCGGTCCATGTTCCAAACATACCATTGTCATAAGTAATATTATTATCATACATAAATTTAACAGCATCACGTTTAAGTAAAAAATAGTTAAATATAAAATTAGCTAACTCATAGCTAATTGCTTTTTTGATTACTTGATATTTATTGAAAGCCATCTTGTATAAAATTAAAACTTACTGATATTCTTATATCATTTGATTCGTTGGGTTCAACACTATGCCACAACCAAGAAGGAAACATAATTATTCTACTTTCAACAGCATCTAAATGCACTTCTCTCCACAAATGTTTTGGTGGCTGACCTGGTTTTCTTGTAGGCATATTGGTTTGTATTCCTGGTCTTGGATCATATAAAATTATTTTACCACAGTTTTCTTGTGTCTTTACATAATACACACCACTATATAAACTGTTAGGATGTATGTGTGGTTTGTTATACCCACCAGGATAATTTATGTTAGCCCACATATTACCAATTTTTGGTTGTCTGTCTAACCATTCTTCTTTATATATTTGATGTTGCATTTTAAACAATTCATCTACTAGTAATTTAAATTGTGGCATTTCATGCATATTAGTTTGACTATGCCAACCATTTATATTTGTTTTTTTTACACCTTTGTCTTGTTTAGACCAAGCAACAATATCATTAGCTAGTTGTTGATTATCTAGTTTGACATCTTCAGCAAATATAAGAGTTGGAAAAAATCCTTCGGCTATCATCTAAAAGGTTTGCCCCCAAACCAACAAACTAAAGATTGTCTTATTCCCTTAGTTACTGGATTAACTCTATGGTTTAAAAATGATGCAAATATAATTGCATGGCCTTGTTTAAGTTCTGCAAATTTACCCGGTGCCATAAGTTCTAAATCCCCACCTTGAAACTCTGATGGGTCGTTTAACAATAATGTCATTGATATTTTTCTTACAGGTGGTTCGTGTCCCATGTTTACATCACAATCCATATGCCAATCATAAAACCCACCTTCAGGGTATTCTGTAAACTGTGCATTTTCTGTTACTTGTATGTCACCAAAACCAAAATGATTTTCATTTGCTTTTTGTATAAAATTATTTAGATCTCGATACATGTGTTCCATTTCTTTAAAAGGTATCCAACTAATTGTAGTCACTCTTTTCTTTGTATCTGTTCCTCCTCCTGGTTTACCCATACCTACCTGAGCTTCTTGTGGTTTTTGTGCTCTACCGGATGCAATAATTTGTCTGCATTGATCTGGTGTAAACAATGGCGTCGTTGTTTGAACTATCCAACTTTTCCATTTAGGTTCTGATATATGTCTGTTTTCGTACATTAGCTTACTCCTCTATTTTTAATTGGGTCATACTGCACATCCATATTTGCAGCAAGTGTTCTTCTATATCCTGGACCATTAAAAGGATATACGCAATGTCTCATGTCATATGGAAATATATAAAAATCTCTTTCTTTAATTTCTGGTTGATAATCTATATTTGCAAAGTGTCCACTAGCTGAACCCAGTATTTGTAATTTACCATTTTGTGGTGCATCCTCTGCAGAGTATTCTACACCATAAGACTCAGGTAATTTTAAAATCATAACAGAAGATAAACCTGTAAACAATGATCCTTGGTGCACGTGCACTGGATTGTATTCATGTTCAAACATAGTATTAACCCATATAGAATTAAAATGTAAATTATAACCTGTAATTTTATTCCAATCTAAATAATGTTTAAACTTTGATTCAAACCAACCTAATACGTTATTAGGTAAATGATTATGTCTAGTCATTCTAGAACTATCTTCACCATTAAAAAATAAACTATGTTCTTTTTCAATCTTACCTATTAGTTGTTTGTTAGCAGGTTTTAATTTAGAATACTTTGTTTCATAAATATGATTGATAATATTGTATACATCAAGTGGTACTTGATATCTTAATACCGACTGACCTAAAAATACAAATTTAAAATCTGATGTGTCCATATTTCTGTCTTATCCTTTCTGGAATTTTTTCTATGTAAGGATTGTATACTTTTCTTACAGGTCCATCAAATAGTTTATGCATATTACTACCAACTATTTTATCATCGTAAGATAAACCATTTACATTTACTTGATCTAAATTATTGAATCTGTGATTGAAATAAGGCTCACCCATAAACTCATATATTTTTCTAAACTCTTGTTCTGGGTTTGTAACTATGTCATCGTATTTTACATAATGACAAATATCTTTATAGTTATATGAATTTTTAATTGCTTTAAGTTCTCTGGCAACAGCACCATTGTCATTCATAAGCAGCATTAATTTTTCTTCATCTGTATTTAAATTATGTCTGTTAGGAAAAGCGTCGGGGTTTTCTGTATACCACTGCATGTAACTAGCAAGTACATCCATTACATCTCTAAGTAATACAATACATTTAAAAGGTCGTTTAAAGTGTTTTTGCATTAATGAAAAATTACCGGTTGTTAATACTGGTCCACGATCAATAATTATACGTTGTGGCCAATCTTTATAATACATATCAAACACGACATCTAAAACATTATCTAAAGACTTGTGATCTGGGTAATTTAAAAACACATCGGTTTCTTTAAGTAAAAACAAATCTTTCATTATCTCTAATGTAATAGAGTTAGGTGTTGCAGCTATCTCATGATTCTGATTCATAATACTTGCAAACAAAGTATTACCAGATCTAGGTTGTGCAACTAGAAATAAAAGTTGTTTACTTTTCTTTGGCTCCGAGGTCATTGGTCAATTGTTCTTTCTTATTGTAAATCATTTCTCCTGATTTTTTAACTCTTTCTATAGTTTGTAATTGTCCAAGTACATTAAACACTTCTGGCTGACTTGAGCCTGAAGTTAATGTCTCTGCTTTATTTTTCATAATTAAATGATAAGAATCTAGTTGGTGTCTATTAACATCTTGTGTATTAAACGAACCATCATCAAATTCTTTTTTAAGAGTAGACCATAATTTTATTTCTCTCATTCTGTCCCTAGCTACAAGTTGCATATTAGCTAAACTATATCTAGCTTCATCTAAATCAATTTGATATTTTGTCAGTTTATATTCGTCAGTTTCAGTTTCAACTTTTTTTTCTAACCATTTTACTTTTGCTTCATTACGTCTGCAATCAAACGATAAACTCATTAAGTTTTCTAAGAATACATTTTGTTCTCTAACACACTGCCAATACTTCGAAGCATTAGTTGGATACTTTGCATCTTGTAACACAGACATTCTCATTTCTGTCTCTGTTCTAAATACTTGTTTCTTGGTCCATGTGTCACGAAGCTCGGCTGTCATAGCCTTAAACTCTTTGACGTCCTCTGGATCTAATAAATTATTTAAACTTGGTGCTTCTTTTTCAATAAGCGCATGTATATTTCTTTTTTCTGTCATAATTAATTCCTTTCGATTCTTTATATATAACTATTATTAACTACTTGTCAATGTTGAAGCTACAGCAGCTATAACTGAATCTCCTGTCCACTCTTCCGTATTTGCAATTTCTCCCCAGTTAGGAGCGTTAGGAGAAGATGGTGCAAATATACCACCAATAATTAAACCTGATGAAAGATCACCTGCTGCACCTTTACCTTGTGATCCAACTGAATTAGAAGTAGTTGTAGTCCAACCAATACCATCCCATCTTTGAGTAGTTGTCAAACCAACTGGAGGAGGTGCGTAACCAGAAATTACTCCACCACTTTGTGTTCCAAAAGCTCCACCAAATAATGCTAGAGATTGTAAATTATTTCCTGCGGTCCAACTAGATCCATCGTAAGTATTTGTATTAAGTTTAGTAGTAGATCCGTAACCATTACCATGACTACCACCTGCACATAAAGCTGCAGTTTGAGTACCAAAACCCATTACATTAACAATACCTTGATTAGGTGTATTGTCGACTGGATAATCTCCGCCATCAGACCAAGAACTTCCATTAAATTCCATTGTTTTTTTATGAAAAGTGTTTCCTGGATTTTGTTGGCCACCTATACAAATAGCTGCTGTCTGAGTTCCAAAACCTCTTGTCGCTCCAGAAACTTGTGGCATATTAGGATTAGCTGTCCAAGAACTACCATCATAATCATAATTTGTTGCAACTCTATTATCACCAGGAGTATTTCCTCCCATCATAATTGCTGCTGTTTGTGTACCACCGCCACCCATACCACTTGTTGCAGTAGGTATAGCTCCACCAGATGTCCAACTAGTTCCACCATATTCTTCAACCGCTGTTTCTTGTGTACCACCTGGAGTTCTTTCACCGCCAGTCATTAAAGATGCAGTTTGAGTTCCATACGAAGTACTTGTTCCACCTCTAGCAGTGCTTAAACTTCCTCCTGCTGCCCATACTCCTGCACCAACTTGTGTAAGAGCTGAATTATATTCTTCTGTGTCATTACTAGCTCCAGGGTTTTTATCTCCACCAAAACCTATAGCAGATGTTGCTGTTCCTGCTCCTGCATAAGATTGTCGAGCAGTAGCCATGTTTGCTGTTATAGTAAAAGTAGATCCATCCCACTCATTAGTAGCTGTAGTTACAATACCAGGCGTTCCTGGTCCTGCTGGAGGAGGAGTATTTATGTTTCCTCCAAAAACAACAGCATGAGTTTGTGTTCCAGCTGTTGCAGCTCTGTTTTGTCCATTTGGAATTGTACCTGATACAACTGTCCAACTTGATCCATCATAATTAGTTACTACAGTGCTTCCATCCTCTGGCCCTCCTGATATTCCTCCTGCTCCTAATGCGGCTGTTTGTGGTCCAGCTACTGCAATACTATATTGTGCTACTGGATAAGCTCCACCAGATGTCCAACTTGTTCCACCGTATTCTTCACATTGAGTACCCGGGCTAAGAGGTGCACCAGTTACAGCTAAAGCTGCTGTTTGAGTTCCGTTGCCACCCATACTAGCACGTGCAGTTCCTAAATTACCACCAGCTGTCCAAGATGATCCATCATATTCTTCAGTTGAATTTCTAAATACACCAGGAGGATGTGAGTATCCCCCAAAACCTAAAGCTGCAGTTTGAACTCCTGCTCCGCTTAAAACATATCTTGGAGTACCAAGACTACCACCTGTTGCCCAAGCATAACCATTATATTCAATTGTTTGAGATGTTGTAGCACCACCTCCAAAACTTAAAGATGCTGTTTGAGTTCCTTGAGTGGCAGACGCATTGTTGTTTGTAGCTGTCGGTAAAAAACCACCGGTAGCCCAAGCTTTAATTTGTACTAATGATTTGTTTGTGCCTGAAGTTGAGTTATACCATACTTGTCCCTCGGCTGACGAATTTAACGTCGGATCCGAAGATACGTATTTTACTTTTGTACCGTGTATACTCTCATATTCAGCCATTTATAAATTCCTTTATGGGAGAGTAATATCAGTTGGTCTACCTGGTGTTCTGCTTTTTTCTTCATCAGACAAAGCATCCCATGCAGCTTGTGCAGCTTGTACGTCAGCTGTAACAAGAGCTTGAGCTTCTGATTTAGTTTTTTCAACACCGTTTTTTTCAGCTAACCACAAAGCGCCTTTTTCGTTGTTACCAACGACCCAAACGTCTGCAGGAAAACCTCTAAGAAAAAATGCTCTTCTGTCTTCTGCAGTAAAGAATCCTTTTCCAGTGTTAGTAGCAGTACCATATATAAATAGTGCCATAATGTTTACTCCTTTGTTATTCTTATATAGTTAATCTTGTTCATTATCAACTAGTTGTTATTGTATTAATATTTAATGCTGTTGTTTCACCAGTAAATTCTTCTGTTGCAGCTGTTACTGGAGGTCCTCCTCCAGCTACTACAGCATTTGCAGAAGTTCCAAATCCAGCAGGGTTTATTCTTGCTGTTGCTAAATTAGCTTGAGTGACCCAAGTAGTTCCATTGTAAAGCTGAACTGTATTGCTAGAATCATTAGTACCTGCATTGTCACCTCCACCCATTAACATTCCATTTGAATTAGGACCAGCTGTTGTCACAGAAGTTCTTTTTCTAGCAGCAACTACTGAGTGTCCTGTTTCTGTCCAAGAAGTACCATTATAGGTTTCTGTATTTGAAATAATTGTTGCTGGTGGAGTTTGATAACCTGAAGCTAAAACTGCAGCGGTTTGAATTCCCCAGCCTCCTGGTTTTTGTCCACTTCTTTTATTATTAAGAGTTCCTCCTGCTGTCCAAGATGAACCATCATATTCTAATGAAGTTGTTCCTGGAGATGCAAAACCAACATGTATTGCAGCGGTTTGTGTTCCTATACCTCTTCCTTGGCTAGTTGCTCCTGGAACTGTTCCTGGAACTGTCGTCCAACTTGAACCATCGTAGGTAGCTGTTGTAGCAGTTGGACTGTCACCAAAACCAAAAGCTAAAGCTGCTGTTTGTGTCCCTGCTCCTGATACATCTGATGATGCATGAGGTAAATTTCCTCCAGCTGTCCAAGATGTTCCACCGTATTCTTCAGTAGAGTTATTTGTGTAAGGCGCACTAGATGGGTTACCACCAAAAACAAGACCTGCATTGTATACTCCGCAATCTCCTGCAGTATATCTGGCTGTTCCCATATTACCGCCTGATGCCCATGCACCACCTGTAATGATGTTTATTGATTTGTTGTATTCTTCAGTAACGGGTGTACCGGGAGGGTTTCCTCCAAAAGATAATCCTGTAGATGCCGCACTTCCAGCACTACTATGTCTTGCAGTAGGAGTAGATAAAGTTGCACCACTTATTGACCATGTAGAACCATCATAAGATTCTGTTTGTGTTGTGCTTGGAGGTGTAAGTCCTCCAAAAGCTAAAGCAACATCTTGAGTTCCCGATCCTGCAAGATGACTTCTTGCAGTATTCATGTCACCACTTTGGGTCCAAGCAGTTCCATTGTATTCTTCTGCTTTTGCTAAAAGCGTTGGTTGGTATCCTCCAAAAACTAATCCTGCTGTTAATATACCTGTAGTACCTGCTGTTGCTCTTGCATTATTCATTGTTCCACCAGTTGTCCAGTTAGTTCCATCATATTCTTCTGTTAAATTATACCATGTATCGGGACTAGCGGATACACCTCCACATATAACTCCTGCTGTTAAAATTCCAAAACCTGATAAATATCCTCTTGCTGTGCCAGTATAATTATTTACTTCTGACCACGAAGAACCATTATACTCTTCAACGTTTTGCAAATTAGTACCTGTCGCTTTTCCTCCAGCCGCTACTTCTGCAGTTTGTGTTCCAAATTTAGCACCAGAGTATCGTGCTGTGCCTCCAGTTCCACCAACTGCCCAACCAGTTCCATTGTATTCTTCTGTAGCAGCTGTTGTTCTTCCAAAAACTGCAATTGCAGAATCCGCAGTTCCACCTGTTCCCGCACTCATTGCATACCTTCCAGTTCCTAAAGATCCACCAGCTGACCATGCTTCACCAACAATTAAATCTTTAAAAACGTTAGATGTAGAGTTATACCAGATCTGTCCTTCAGCTTGCGCGGTGTCTGGATCAGTGGTTAAAAAGTTTACGTCTTTTCCTATTAAATTTTTATATGTGCTCATAATTATGTGCTCGTTGTTATTTTATTTGCTTCGTTGATTGTGGCTGTGTATTCTTGCGTTGTAGTCAATGCACTGCCAGGTGTAGAAGGGTTTGATCCACTAGTAATGTAACCCGCCACTGGACCAGTTGCTGAATTAGAAGATTGCCCATCCGATTGCAAAACGCTAAGAGTGGCATCATTTGAAAAAACTGTTCCATTCCATAATTCTGCAATTGACGCTGTAGGACCATATGGATTACCACCTAATAATAAACCAGCAGAAGCGGTTCCTATTCCAACTCTACCTTGCAATGTCGAATTAGGGCCAGCGGGATTTGATGTCCAATTTGTGCCATCATAATTATAAGTAGCTGCATTTCCTGGACCTGGTGGTCCTCCTGATGCGATAAGTCCTGCTGTTTGTGTTCCTAAATAAACTGTTTTTCTTGAATTTGCTAACATGTTATTTACAGTTGTCCAAGAAGATCCATCATATTCTTCTGTTCGTTGTTCATTTGCTGTGCCTGGTATATTATTTATTCCTCCAACTGAAACACCAGCAGTTTGAGTTCCTCCACCTGAACGATTCATATAATAAGCAGTAGATCCTAGATTTCCTCCAGAAGTCCAAGAAGATCCACCATACTCTTCAGTTGCATTTGTATATGTAAAAGGGTTATTTGTTATTCTACCACCAAAAGCTAAAGCAGCTGTCTGAGTTCCAAGTCCACCAAAAGTAGCTCTACCTTGTGACATCGCTCCACCTTCTGCCCAAGCTGCTCCATTATATTCTTCACTTTGAGTTTGAGCAGCTAATCCTCCTGTATTTGGACTACTGGGATTTCTATTACCACCAAAAGCTAATCCTGCATTTAATGTTCCAGCCCCACAACCCTCATTTTGACCATCATTTCTATTTCCTCCAGATGAAAATGCTGAAGCAACTGTTTGATATCCTTTTAATAAACCAAGAGTTGTGTTGTACCAAATTTCTCCTAGTAGAGGATTAGTTGGATCTTGAGCGACCTTTCTTATTGATTGGCCTTTTAATGTTTTGTAGGCTGCCATTTAAGCTCCTTAATTATTCTTTAGAAGCCAGCCTTGAGTACCGTCGACATACACTAAAGTATTTGCTGCTCTTTCTGTTGATACTGTTAAAGGATCAGTTGATCCTGCAATTTTTTCTGTTCCGTTTTGATCAATTGTTAATGCGTTAGTGTCAAAGGTTCCTGCATAATCAACAAACGCTATTTCGTCACCAATACTTCCTGCAGGTAAATCCATTTCAAACGCACCACCTGTAGTATTAATAAAATAACCTTCACCAGCTACTGCTGTAAATGTAGAAGTTTTAACTGCTTGCCATGAAGTACCACCTGATACTTCTGCAAAAGATAAAGTACCTGATCCGTTTGTTTTTAAAAATGTATCTGCTGATCCATCAGCATTTGGAAAACTTAAACCATCAAGAACGACGTTTCCTGATCCGTTTGGTGTAATAGCAATATTACCATTAGCTGCGTCTGTAATTTGAATTACTCCAGAGTTTGTTCCACTATTTGTATTTAAAATTAAATCTGTAGCCCCACCTGTTGTTACTGTAAGTGTGCCTGCCCCATTAGAAGTTAAGACAGCTGCTGCTCCAGAGTCTCCAACTTTTACTGTATCTGCTTGAAGGGTTACATCACCTGTTCCGTTTGGAACAATGTCCACGTCTGCGTTAGAAGTTGATATAATATCAAAACCATTTACATCTAAATTACCACCTAGTTGTGGAGAAGTATCATCAACAACATCGCCGCCGGTTTGTACTTCTGTAATATCTGGGTTAGTTCCATCGTTTGCAGTTGCAAAAACAATGGCTGTTTTTTTATTTGTTGCTGCAAAAACAAAAGTGTCACCAGATCCTGATGCATATTTAAAAGTTACGGTATAAGCACCGCTTGTTGAATTTTTTAAAATATAAAAATTTTCTATATCTAAAGGTATTGTAACAGTTTTATTTTCACCAATAGTTCCTGTAAACTCAATCATTCTAAATTGAGCTGTTCCAGTTAATGCACCATCAGCAATAGTTAAAGCAGTAGTTGCTCCTGAAGCAATAGATAAACTTTTAAAACCACCTGTTAATTGTTCAAATAAAGATAGGTTATTATTAGTTTTTGTTCCCCAAGTACCGGCATTCTCACCGGTTACCATTAGTTCAACACCAAGAGGTGTGTATGATGAAGCCATAATTTTTTCTCCTAAGCCACGTGCGTTACGTCTGTATACGATGTTTCAGCTGTAACGTCAACATCAGAATAACTTGCACTATTTGTTTTATTGACAGCACTATAACTTGTATTGCCGGTAATATCAACATCTCCATATCCTAATGGAGCTAGTTCTCCAACTGCCGATGTAGCTTGTTGACCAGTTAGTCCCATAGTATCTTCTGGTGTAATAGAACCTACTGCAGAAGTTGCCACAACACCTGTTAATGGAACTCCTATTTCAGGAATGATTGATCCTACAGAAGAAGTAGAAGATTGTCCTGTTAAAATTTGTGTAATCCCTGTTGTTAAAGAACCAACTGAAGACGTTGCAACTTGACCTGTTGGTTGCTCTGTAATAGCGTCAAGGATTATTCCACCAACTGCAGAAGTTGCAGATTGACCTGTTAATCCTATTGACATTTCTGTAGGTGCAATAGCTCCTACACTTGTAGTAGCACTTTGACCCGTAGGAGATATTACAGAAGTTAAAACTAGAGTAAGAGAACCTACTGAAGAAGTTGCTAATTGACCTGTTGGGAATACAAAATTTTCTACTGTAGATGTTAATGATCCAACACTAGACGTTGTGCTTAATCCTGTTGGCTGAACTAATTTATTAAATGAATCTCCATAAGGTTCTTCACCCCAACCATTTCTACCCCAACCAACTAATGTACCTGCATTATCAAAATCACCTACTTGTGACGTAGCTGCTTGACCTGTTGGAATTATAATTGAAGTTAAGTCTAGGGTAGGAGAACCTACACTTGCTGTTGATGATTGACCTGTCGGTATAACAGTTTGTGTATCAAATGCGGTTACACTACCGACTGCAGATGATGCTGATTGACCAGAAAGAGAGACAGCATATTCAACACCCCAACCAGAGTTGCCCCATTCTTGTCTACCCCAACCTTCTTCATTAAAAGCTTCTAAAGTAGTCCCAACTGAAGATGTTGCTGCTTGGCCACTTAAAACAATTGTAATAGTGTCATCACTCCATTCATTGGAGCCCCAAGTATTATTGCCCCAGGTTGATGCCATAAGGAGGTCCTCCTTACGCTATACGAATAATTGCGTTAGATGCGTCTGCTGCTGGAAATTGAATTGTAAAAGTTCCGCTTGATACAGTTTTGTCACCGCCAAAAGCAACTACTGCACATGCTTTGTCTGATTGTGTATCGTTATATATTAAACAACCGTTTGCTGTAAAAGAAGCAGAAGTAAAACTTACGTCTGCAAAATCACAACACGCTGTTGATCCATCTAAAGCTGGAGTAACACTTGTGATTGCTTTTCCACCAGCTGTATAGGCTGATCCTGATGAATTAGTTATTTCTTCTGAAGTAGAATACGCTGTAGTTCCTGCACCTAAAGATGCATCACTTTGATACAAAGCTATTTTAAAAGTGTTTCCAGATGATGCAGTAAAGTTGTGAGTACCAACTAAAAGTTCTTGTTTAAAGCTATTACATATAGCTGATGATATTGTCATAATTTAATCTCCTCAATTTATGGTGACGGTGACTTGACTGGTATTCTAACTGTTCCGTCAGTATAATCGTCTCGTCTTCGTCTTCCAAGTTGCATACCTGCAAACTGTTGTACTGCATTTTTATATCTATTTTCATAGTATGTCAACATATCCATTGGACCTTTTAAATATCCAAACGCCTCTACTAGACATGCATATAATAGACCTTGTGGAAAATATGTACTTAAATAAGTATTGTTATTAAAACCAGTACCAGATCCAAGACCATTAGGCATTTTGTTATAATAAATTCTAAATCTGTAAGCTGCGTCAGGCGTAGGGGCTATATACATACCTCCCGATGATGTGTCTGTAGTATTGTCAGCACCACCAAACATGGCATAATATTTAGGAAATCCTGTAACATCCTGTGCTGTTAAATCACCTTCGGGTCCAGTTAATCTATCAGTATATTCAGATAGATACGTTTGATCTTTTTTTTCTAACCATGTTCCATTACCTGTAGTTGCTGAAGTAGAGTTAAATACTTCTACACCTCTAATAAATAAAGCACCTGCAGGAGAATTAATTGTATTATCATCAGCTGCTAGTGTACCTTCTTGAACAAACCTTTGAGAGTCCATAGGAAGCTCTTGATAAATTCTAAATTCAGCAGACATAATAAAACCATCTAAAATAGTTGTAGTGAAAACAGTATCATCTACTTCAGCGTAATCTAAAATAGCTTGTTTTAATGTTGTGTAATCGTATTTTTTAACTCCTGACATAATTAACCTCTATCATTTATGGGTCCAATTGTACACTGGAAACCACCTCCTGTTTCTGTGCCTGATGCAGCGTTAGTTAAAGTAACATTTATACCATCA